GTGTCATACATTCTAAAACTCAAAGGATCAAATGTAATTGACCTATTAACAACTCTTTTTCTGTTGTATTGATTTAACACAGTTTGATCCACTGTGAACTTGGGTTGATCAACACTGTTTACTAAGAAGTGCAATCTGTCTCTGAATTGATTTAATTCGTCGTAAGTTGTCTTTAAATGCTCCGGTACTGCCAGCTGGTACATATTGAAAACCACAACATATTGATGTGCTTGTCTTGGAGCTGGGTCATGATTTGAGCCGCGAAGATAAAGGTTCGCGGCTCTGTTAGCTGGTTTTAAAACTGCCATATTCTATTACTCCGCTGGTAAGGGTTAAACGAAATAGTAATTATTATACTAATCCGCCAGATCCACCTAAACCAAGTAGAGGGAATATAGTGTCGCCTGGTGCTTGATGTATTGCATTATCATATTTCAGTGTCAAGATAACTTGTACTGGTTCTGATACTGCATAGTCACCATCTGAATAATCAACATTTTGTAAGAAACAACCTTCTAAATCCCATTGTTCTAGTTCTGTGTCATTTGTACCATCTAAGATTTCAATTTTAGTTCCAAACTTGTAAACTGATCCTGATGTTGCAGAAGTTTGTTCAAAGTGATTTAACTGTTTCTGTACTTGTTGACCAACAAGTTTAGAAATGTTATTGTTGATATCATCTCTAAGTGTTATGTTAACTGATTCCCATGTGTGTTTACCTTGCATGTATGCAACTGAGTTGTATGAATGAATTGGTACTTCTTCATGGTTAATCTTTGGTCTCGTAACCGACATAACTTGTTGAGTCAGTTGAAGAGGTGACGCACCTAGGTTACCAAAGTTAGTGAATCTAACTCTAAATCTATATTTCAGTTTAGGCTGTAAAATACCGCCTCTACCTGTTGATCCATCTATTGGTACACCAAATTTTGAAAGTGTTGCCATTTTGTTTTCTCTCCTTAATACTATTATTTACACTTTTGTATGAATTATAAAAATTTTTATATCCATTTAAAGGTAAATTAAAGGGATAAGGTTCGCTTACCCCTTTATTTTATTAACTTGTTAAACTTTCTCCAGTATTTTTGATACGAAGTGGAATATAGATAAATTCAATTGCTTTCACTGGTTGAATAGCAATATCAATCCATAATTCATTTCTATCAATTCTGGCACCAGTATTGTTTGTTTCATCACAAACTACTAAGAAATCAAACACTGCTCTCTTAGAAACAAGATCTTCCATAAATCTATTGAAAGTATCTGTAACTTGATCTCTAGTAATTCTGTCATTTGGTTCAAACAAGAAAGGTTTTGCAAGTTGGTCTAATTGGTATCTTAGATACACAATCAGTCTTGCTACATTAACTCTATCAAGTGCTGATGCAATTGGTGATAGTGTCTTCTGACCAAATACCACTAATCCTCTGTTTGGAATAAACGCAATTGGATTTAACTTGTTTGCGTATAGTGTGTCTCTTTGACCTTCTGACAATGTTACTGCTTTAAACTCTTCTTCGCTAGTGATATAACCAACTGAAGTTGAGTTGTCTACTAAACCTCTTGTGAAGCCTGCTGGTGCAAACCATGGAAATGCCACCTGATCATTAAATGCCATTGTTCTCATAGCAATATGTGTTGGTGGAACTGTTACATTGTTGCCTGCTAGATCTGATGTAAATCCTGAAGGATAATACACAGCCGCATACGGAGTACCAGTCAATAAGCCATCTTCTCCATTTGTTGGAGCATTGTTGGCATTGGTTGCCCAATTTTGAATTGACGTTCCGTCTGGTGCTAATCTAAATGGTGTGTCAGCAAGTACAAATGCTGTTAATTTTCTATCTGTACTTAATGCAACCATTTCATCAAGTAACTCTGGATAACCAGGAGCGGCAATCAAGTTAAAGAATCTTGATTCTGCTCTGATGTCATCGTTATCGGCAAGAGCACCTTGTAATTTAGTTACGATAACTTTACGTTGTGCTGATCTGCCCATGTATGCTGATCCATCTTCTCTTAGTCCTGACTCAGTTACCCAAATGTCACCATTGTTAGTGCCATCAAAAGTGTAGTTTGTTACATATTTCTTAACATTGTAACCACTTAATCTTGTGTTGAACAACAATAAGTTTTCTGGATAAACTGCTGGATCTGGTGCGTCAGAATGGAAGTTAGCATATGCTGAACCCCAATCCTGTGCATCTTCATCTGCACCACCTGGGTTACCTACTGCGTCTGCAAATAGTACGCCCGAATCTGTGCTCTGATCCGTGTTGTCAAGAAGTGTCCATTCAGATGCAGAATTGTTCCATTTGTAAATCTTTGGATAAACCTCTAATTCATTTGAATCAATCCATATGTCACCATCTGTTAGAGCTGATGTGCCATCTGATTTTTTAGTTGGTTCTTCTGATACCATCTGTAGATCTTTCAATCCACCGCTTACAACTGAGTTAGCATCGTATCTGTCTTTTGAGTTTGCGTATGCTAACCATTTCATCGTACCGCCATCATTCACAGCAACATATATGTCTGCTGATTGTGATGAGTTGTACCATAGTGTTCCGTTGACTGGATCACTTGTTGGTGCTGATGTGCTCGCTTCATAAGTCAAATCACTCCAAAGTGATTTGTAGTAGAATGCGTTAACACCAGATGATGTGTTATCAGTAAATCCTAAATCTGATGTTGCAACACCTTTTACGTTAGTGTTGTCTGTGCCATCATGTATGTACACTGTATAACCACCTGTTCTTGTGATTTTTAAATATTGTCTTGTTGCACTCACATAATCTTTTGAAGCAACAATGTTAGCACTTGATAGTGTTGGATTGTTGTTGATTGCTGTAACAATTTCATCCAACGTTGGTTGTTTACCATCTGCCGCGGCGTTATCACTTGCACCAGTTACAGTTATTGACTGGCCATTAACTTCAAAGTTGATGGCTGTGTTACCTGTACCTGCGTTGATACCACCGTGTAGTGACGCGGCATTACCTGTTGCCACAGTTGAAACACCACCGTCTCTAACTCTCAAAGT